CTCCTTCTAAAATACCAAAGAGAGCATCATTAATATTTTCCCAATTGTAATTCATATGCTATACCTAACTAATTTATAGCTATTTACCCAGATGCTATCGTCGCATAACAAAAATTGGCATGGGTTCTTCAAATTCATCATTGTCACCGGTGTCTCGTAAAAGATCGGCAATAGAATCATCCCATGACATGGCAATCTGCATCATTCTAACACACAGCAACAAAGCAGAAACGGTGTCGTCATGCTCTCCACCTTTACCTCCAAAACTGTCACCTTTTGCAACAAAAAATTTCAATTGACGTATTAATAATTTACTGTATAGTTTGATTTTATCTGACTCAACTAAACTTTTCAATCGAGTACACGATTGAATTTTAGAACGAACGTTGGTATTTAACCCTTTTCTTCTATTGGATACCCCTCGTACCTTGGGTTCATTTATCAATTGTCCTGCAATACTATCTTCACCTAACTCTTGCAGCCCAACAATAATAGCCTCTCCAACTGCATTGTTTTCAAAGGTATAACATATCTCTGGCTCACCTTTTTGCATTCCGCTTTGCTTCATTTCAGAATAGATATAATTGATTATGCTTTTCATCAACTTAACCTGTTGAGACGGACTGGTTCTATTATGACTCCATTCTGCTACCTGTGTCATATCAGGTAAACAAAACACTTGGATAACACTGGAGTCACGGCCCACGCCAGAGCTGGGGTCTAATGACACCAAATACGTTTTGTTTGGGCTTATTGTCTCATACCAACGCACTTGGTTGTGGGTTTTACCAATTGGTTCAACTCCTTGAAGCTTTAACAGCTTGGCTGGTGCAATCAATGTTTCATCTGCTGTGATAAATTTGCACCCATATTCACGGTCAAACTTATCAACACCGATTTTGGCCATTTCTTGAGCAGCCCACTCTTCGTCTCGACCTGGTACCTCTGCATAATTAGCAGTAAAACTTTTAAAACCATTGATACCTAACCCATTGGGTATTTCATTGCCCTGTTCGTCCACAGTCTTGGTTGCACCATTCCAAATTTCGGCAAATTTGTCTTCGTCGCTATTAGGAGTTGACGTAATGATACATTTACCACCAGTACTTAACGTTGGGCTCATTGCAGTCCAAAATTCTTCTGCAATACGAGGTTTAACGAATGCGAACTCGTCCAAATATAACAAACTCAAGCTCATGCCTCGACCACTGTCTGGCGTGGTGGTGTAGGCCAATATTCTACTTTTGTTATCAAACACAATACTTTGAGCATTATATGCTTCCACGCCGGCTTTGATATGAGTTGGCGTTTCTTCATATGCAAATTTCACACGACTCATTATTTCACTGGCTGCACGAAATTTATTAGCAGCAATCAATATGGTTACTTCCGAATTAAACATTGCATACCAAAGCAAATATCCTGCGGCACAAGTGGTTTTACCGCTCTGCCGAGGGATCATTCCTATACTTAGTCGGTTGTCATGAAATGTTTTTATTAATCTTTCTTGAAAAGGATATGCAGTGAATGGCATTGTGCCGATAACTGGGTACTGCACCTTCATGTATGTATTCATAAAATATAATGGATCACCTTCACATCGAAGAAAAGATTTGTACTGTGAATTTGTTAGGCTGGTTCTAACGTGCGGAGATTTAATTAAATCTTGGGCCATAATTATTTTTTAGATTTAAACGCTTTCCCTCTTCTTGGATCATACCCTATTTCAACAGTTGAAAAAGGACTGTAAGAACCGTTTGTTGTGGGTTCTTTTTTAAAAGGATCGTGAATAAATTCATTCCTATCATTTGCAGTCAAAGGACTGTCCATGCCAGCATCATTAGAGAATTCCAATAAATAATCAGCATATTGATCCACAAGTTTGTTAAATCTCTCTGCTACTATGGGATTATCTCCACGCATACTGAATCTGCGTTCTGGGTTTTGTACTACATTAGATGTTGCACCGTCATATTCTTCCAACTCGTTTTCCATGGGTTTCAGCCCAAAGTCGTTGTCCCGGGCCATTTCTTCTTCTAATTCTTCGAATTCTTCTGGAAAATCAGACGTACGTTCATCATCGTCAGATTTTTTATGGGGTGCTATATAAGGATCGTCTGTTCTGTCACACTTGCATAATGTGGCTCCACAATTAGAACAAGGTCCTGTTGAGTCTACAATCCCAGAAAGCTCCATTAATCTTGAAATATAATCTTTATTGTCGCTCATGATTTAGCCTTTCTTCGTCTTGAGTCTGGATTAAATGCCGGATATTGTACTACCGAGTTATTAAATCCTCCAGAAGTATCTAAGAACTTACTATTAGGCGGTAACTTAACTTTCTTTGCAGCTTTATAAACTGGTTTAGGAGTATCAATATAATGATTAAAATCGGTTGTATCCAATTTAGCATTCAACTCGTGTTCTTTTACTTTACTCATATCTAACCAACTGAACAAAGGATCTGCTGGCTCAACTTCCATTGATTTTCGTTCTGATGCTACATTTGCTAGGTAACCCAAAAAGTTTTTGTTGTGTTCATCGCCATATACTGGTTCGATCTCCGAGGTCTCATCTTCGTCATATACTCTGTTAACACTGAGTCGTGCCTTCTTAACAACCTCATTGCTTTTTTCTTGGGCAACCTCAGCATATATTTCAATGGGTTCTTCTATGTTTCTAACAGTAATAAGCTTGTCATTGATACCAGTTACTGCTTTGAGCTCTTGATGTAATACATATGTACTCACAGGCTCATCTAATTCAAATTTAATAACCCATACTTCTCTATCTGGAATATCAATAAAATCCAATGCAGGATTTTCTAATTTGGTTGCCTTTTTTAAATTTTGACAACCAAACTTATTCAACACTCTAGTAATGGCATCATATTGTTCAGTTGTGGGTTTACCCACAGTTTTAATCACAAAACTACCTAACGCAGTAGATTCTGATAGATAAGTTTTTAAGCTTTTCATACTAGTGTCTCCATATCAGCTATTTATGCTAATCGGAATCAGCAGCATCATTTTCTTTTTTGATTGCCTTAATTTGCTTGAGTAATTCTGTTCGATCAACTAGATTAACGTTGCCATCAATCTCTTTGGGTTGTTCTGGAGGCATGGATCTATCAAGTCTAAGTTTATCCAATTGAAGTTTCATTAGTCTTAGCTTCTTATCAACTTTACTGTTCCTTGCATCCAGACCAATCTTTAACATTGTGGCGGCGCCGGAAAAGATTTCGCCGGCATGTCTAACTTCCACATCCATACCCAACTCTTTTAAGTCTTTGAATCCTTGCATTGCTAATTCGCTGATTTCATCCATTTCTCGATCATGATTATCGCTCACTTGATCTTGGGCCACAGATAATCTATCATTCAATGTGTCTGCTAATTCCATGGCTTCGTGAATCTGATCTTCTGTGGGTAGATCATCATTTTCTTCAATTTCATCATCTATATTAAATATTTGTTTGAGTTGATCAAACCTATTGGTTGTCATTTTTTTCCTCGACTCTTAAAGATTTGATCTTCGGTTAACACAACGAATTTTAAATTATGCTTTGCACAATATTTAGCAGCAGCTTGCCACTTGGCAGTATTGAGTATTAAGAATGCTTTATCTTTTCTAGATTTAGCATGTTCCATCATTGCTTCTTTTTTGGGTTTTATCTCTATTAGCTCTGCATGTTTCTTGCCAAATTTATCTATGTATAATACCAAGAAGTCGGGCACATATTGTTTTTGCTCTCTGACATCAAATGGATTCTTATACGGTATACGAATACTTTCACTGGCCCATTGTAATACACTGGGACTTTGATCTAGAAAATTCATAAAAAACAGTTCCCACGAGCTGCGGTATTGAGGATTAGCTTTGCCAACCAATTTGTCTGGGTTCTTGGGAACAAATGATCCTTGGCTAAACTTACTCATCAACTACTACCTCTAGGGCTGTTGGCGGCGACTACTGCGCCATTCAACAGTATGTTATTGGCCCAATTGGGTTGTGTGTTCAAACTAAATTGAGCAATTTGACTACTAGCATCTCGCAAATTGTTTATAGCTGTCAAAAATGTATTTTCAAATACACCATTCTTAAATAAGTCTTGAACACTGACACCTGTTTGACTACTATAATAAGCGGCAATAGATGCTAATGTTTGTGACATTGATTCAGGAACATCTGCATCACCAAATACCGCTAATGCTTGGTTATAAGAATCAGAACCCACAGTGCCTGCATAAACCACAGGGTTTTGATTTAACATGGTGGATGCAGCATCTAAATTAATTGTTTTACCAGTTGATTGATCTACATATTGAATAGAACCCGATGCCTGCTTACTTATAATGTTACCAGTGTTTAAATTGATCTGTGTTGATAGCGTGGATTGAATACTGTCTGTCATTAATAAGCTCCATAATCTGGTATAGATGTTTCTGTATATGTGTTTGAATTATCTGTTGTAGTTATAGAGGCGGCCGCGGCAGTTATCTCCGCAGCATTATTCGTTGGATCATCAGAAACTTGTAGACTTAACGGCGTAGACAAAACATCATCATTTATTTGATTGGGTACAATTTGTGACAAAGACGAGTTTGCAGGGGCGCCAAAAATATTATTATTGTTAATAATAGAAGTGCCAAAATTCAATGTCCCGCCAAGACTGCTCAGTGCATTTGAGGTAGTCAATGACTGTGCATCAGAAAACAATCCAGATACTGCTGCTTGCATGCCGCCGGTGATATTAGTTGGTATAACGCCGTTGACTTGATTAAATATAGAAGAGAGCCCAGTAGCACTAGCATTACCAATTATCCCAGATGCTAAACTACTATTAAAACCAAAACCACCTAATAAATTTTGTGAAACAGAGTTCAACAGTGGACTAGCCGTCCCAAATGCAATATTAGATAACAACGAATATGCATCAGATGCTAGTTGTGCAAATGCTGGAGGAGGCACGCCTATTGGTTCAACATGCACGTCAACATCAAATCCAAATTGATCTACTAGTTCGGAAGTAATGATTGCACCAGTCTGTACATAATCTAAAAATTCGTATTCTAAACTTAAATCAGCATCTTGACCGTCGCTCCCATTGCTAGATGCATCAAAGTTATGCCAATCTATGCTTGTTATTCTTGGATTTATATAATCAATCTGAGTATAACGACCTCCAAAAATAGCATACAATTCAATTTTTTGAAAAAAGTTCTTGGCTTCGTTTATAGGACGTAGTCCCCAGCCACTGCCATCATAATATGATTGATCAACTAAAGTATCTTTCAGGGCATATGCTGATTTTGGCCTACTATCTCCAAAATAATATTTAAAATATTTAAGCCATAAATTGTGGAGTCTATCATCAACTGTGTCGAGAATATTCATACTAAATGCACCATAGTTAACTTTGGTATAAATATTTTTGTGTCGATTATATTCATTGAGCTTAGTAGTGGCTAAATCAATTCTTGGGCGCCCGATACTTTTGACCATGAAACTAATACCTGTTTCCCAATAACTTAATCCTCTGAGATCTGGATATATCGTTAACACAGTTGGATTTACAACAAAGTTCACATAATACATGAACTTTTGTCTTGGTATTGAACGCATGTATTGACCAGGCGCATCACTTCCAAAAAAGTGAGTGGCTAGTTGTTTATTTCTAAACATCACGGGCGGATTAGTAAGAGGTATTGCCATAATATTATTTATGGCAATTTTTAAACGCTAGTTATTATCCTACTAGTGTACCTGTACCTGTTGGGTCTTGCGCCTGAGGCATAACATTATTATCTGATGTAGCATTATCAAATCGTATGTTCATATCAATTTCTAAGAACCCACTGTTATCGCTGTAATCAAAATCTCCATATGTTACTGATGTTAACCAGCAACCTTCTAGATACCAATTTTCTAATACTCCAGTGTCTCCGCCGTCTAATGTTTCAAGCTGCATGAAGAACTTGTAGTTAATGCCTGCCAATGGACTGGTTTGATCAAAGTGGTTCATTTGCTTTTGCAACTGTGCGCCCACATAAACACTAGCACTATTATTGACATCATCTCTAACACTTAATGTAATTGCACCCCATTCTGGACGGCCTGCATAGTACATGATGTTGTTATAACTTTGAACCTGCCCTTCAGGAGTAGTCAAAGCAGGTCTACCGCATTTCATTACTTGCCTAGTAATGTCTAATGCTGAACCCACAGGCCCAAAGTTTTGTAGACTGACCCTAAAACGATTTCTCAATTTTGGCATCAAAAGGTCTATACCTGTTGATCCAGCTGTAAGTGGAACACCAAATTTAGTTAGTGTAGGTTGGAAAGCCATTATATAATCCTCCGATAT